CCAGAGAGTATCAGCAGCAGTTCAAGGCAGTGCATCTATCTTACCTATTAGTTGGATGTATATAAGAATGATGGGTGGAGATGGTCTCAAACGTGCAACAGAAGTAGCACTATTAAATGCTAACTGGTTGGCACATAAGATAGAACCATCCTTCAAAGTATTGTATAAAGGAGACAATGGTAGAGTTGCACATGAATGTATCTTTGACTGTCGTTCTTTACCAGTAACAGCAGAAGATATAGCAAAGAGATTGATGGACTATGGATTCCATGCACCCACACTATCGTGGCCAGTCTTAGGAACTATGATGGTAGAACCTACAGAGAGTGAGTCACTTGATGAGTTGCAGAAGTTTGTAGATGCTATGGACAAAATAAGAACAGAGATATATACCACTCCAGACATAGTAAAAAACGCACCGCATACACAGTCCGAAGTATGTGGGCAGTGGACACACGCATACACAAGAGAGGAAGCAGTGTTCCCTAACAGTCCTAAACATAAATTTTGGCCAGCGGTTTCAAGGATTGATAACGTATCTGGTGACAGGAATTTAGTATGCTCTTGTGCAGTAGAGATCGGTAATCCGTAACATATTATACCAAAGAGCTTGACTAAATATGTATGGGTATGCTAACATACCTTTACGTTCATCCATAATGGAAAGTCTAGCAGTTCTAGTATCTCTCCTCGCTGAACATAACTCTTCCCATTGGGAAATGTCATGCCAAACGTGGAATCAAAATAGGATCGAGATACTTAGCGATAAGAATCTCAGGTCTGATGCTCAGGAGTATCTTATAGATTACTTCTACAGCAAGGTACCAGATAAAAATTGTAAACCTTTTATTATTGGACGCAAGTAAGCCGACTCGGAACGGGTTCGTTCATCCTCATGTATAACATTCTTTCCATGTTAATAGTACTCGGAGCACCACTTAATTGTGCAGATGCTAATGAGTTGCTATCTTTAATTAGACCCTTTGATCCTCAAAGGTTGGAGATGGTTAAGGTGATCATTGCACATACTGATCCAGTATGTTTTGAGGACGCAAAAGCCGACTGAAGGAACGGTCTAATCAACCTCATTCCAACAGGAGCAAACCAAATGGCAAACGTCACATACCGTGGTGTCAAGTATGACACTGGCAGAAGCAAGTCACAGCAATCAAACAAGGTCGAATTAGTTTACCGTGGTGTAAAACTAAATAAAGATCTTACAGTTGCGAAGTAATGGAAGTATTAGAAATCTGTGCTGCAAGCATAGTTTTCCTTTCAATTATCTACGCTGAGACTTTAATCCTTTATAAGGATGCTTAAATCTCTCCCCGACTACATAAGGTAATCGGGGATTTTTTTATGCAGAAAGGTAAGTTGAAGATATTAATAGACCAACTAGAAGAATTACTAACAGAATTAAAAGTAGAGGTATACGCAGACAAGGATGCATACATTGACAGTAGAGGGGAACAATGGTATAGTGGGGAAGACGATGACGGTTACCCCGACTGATTATGACAATCCCTGGTACTACAAAGATACAGCTTTCACTTCTAACGATATTGGCGATTTCTTCGGTTTCGTCTACTGCATTACAAATCTACAATCTGGCAAACAATACATCGGACGCAAATACTTCTACCAATTTAGAAAGCCTAGAGGTAAGTCTAGGAAAGTTAAATCTGAGAGTGACTGGAAAAAATACTATGGGAGTAGTGATGAACTTAATACCGATAGAAAGTCTCTTGGAAACAACTGTTTCAAACGTGAAATAATATCACTACATACTACAAAGGGTTGGGTCAATTACGAAGAGACTCGACAACTCTTTTTAAACAATGTACTCAGTGAAAATGAAAACTATTACAACTCAAACATACTTGGCAGATACATGCGAAAGGATTACTACAATGAACAACGTACCGTCTGATATTAAAGCACAATGTGATCATCTACTAGAGTGGATGCAAGATCGTTGTGATATATTAGTAGCAGACAAAGACTACGAAGATATGTTTGCTTTGTATATGGAATGGCACGAGTGGGTTGAACAAGACAACCCAAGCGTAATGGTGTTGGGACAATGGGATGAAGAAGAGTGATGTAGATTATCTTTATGAATGGGCACGGACACAACACTTTCCACTACGACGAGCTCCAACTGCTGTTGGTTATTCTAACAAGGATATATATTTCTGTTGGTTGAAAGGACACAGAGAAGATCATGGTTCTATTCGTAAAAGTATTATAGATGATCAAAGAGTAATAGATATTTTAGAAGATGATGAGATACTTCTAGCTACAATATCTCTTTTTGAATCAGGAACAGAACTAGGACCTCATAAAGATCCACCAGTTTATAATAAAAGTAACAATTCAAAACCAAAAAAATACAGAAGAATACAGATACCTTTATACGTGCCTTCTAATGAATGCTATATGATTTGGAAAGGAGAAAAAGTTCTTTGGGAAGAAGGAGTTCCTCAAGTATATGATGTAATGGATCACGTTCATGCAGGATATAATTATTCTAATGACGATCTGATTTTTCTATTCATTGACATTCTAAAGAAAGATGACAACAGTAACTTGCACTAAATGCAATAACACAATGCAGTCTAAACATGAGCATGATTATAAGATGTGTGGTTGTGACAACCAGACATACGTTTGTGGTGACACCTATGGTGGTCAAGATATGCAGTACGTGGTAGGATTAACTGAACCCAGAGAAGAACCTGAACATAGAGTGGGAACAGAAGCACCAAAGAGAAGAAGAACTAGGATGATTGATGTAGATATAAGATGAGAATTTTTCAGTATGATGAGATAGTAACTCCTAATGTTTTAGTTGCATTAAAGAGCGAAGTAGAAATAATGAATACATTGATGGATAGAAATGCTTGGATTGGTTTACATGATCAACCAGACAATGCTATTGAACAATTTATTCTAGACTCGTATGACTTTCATTTTGCTGACAAATGTAATGGTGTCGTTGGATTTGAGTGGTGGATACATGTTGTAGAGAAGAGCAATCATATGCTTCTCTTTCATGCTGATCATGATGAGCACTTGAGAGTAACAGAAGATGAGATGAAGTATCCCATGTTAGGTACTTGTTTATATCTGGATGAGGATTCTAACCCTACTATATTTCTTGACACTCAACAGACTAGTAAGTATGAAAAACAAATAGAACCATTCCCTCCTACTAACGCTGTGTTTTCCTACGCAGATCAAGGTAAGTTTTTAGTCTATGATCCCACCTATATACACGGGATATTACCAGGTGTTGGCAAACAAATTACTTTATGGTATGATGTTTGGAGTTATAAACCAGATAATCTTCAAAGAGTTGGAGTGTCTCGTCCAATAATAGAGAGACCTACCTATAAAATGAAGAAGATTAAAGAACCTGTATTGTATTTGGGCAAGACAGTTTCCCTTGATATGGATGTACACCAAAGACCTATAACTTTGAAAGGTCCTCATGGGGTACAAAGCATGGGCAGTTTGTGGAACGTAAGTCAATGATTGAAATTACAGAAAAAGAACTAAAACAAAAAGAGAACCATTACCTGCAGTTAGCAGAAGATGGTGAACCTATACTCGTCACTAAACCAGATGGTAACAAATACCTTATGGTTCCTCAAAAACCAGATGACATCCGACATTTGTGGGATCATGACGATGGTGCATAAATAATTAAAAACATTGTGTAATGGATTGGTTACCTCATGTCGTTATAAAAGCAGAGCATGATGCTTGCGTAAAGACGGCTACTACCGCATTAAGAACTCTACATGTTGGGTTCCCTGATCAGAAAGCTACGGTTCATCTTATCAGTCAAAGTCAGACTATCATAAAGTATGTTAAAGAACTTTGTGTAGCTAAGGGACATAAGTTAATTCAATATGGTGGCAATGTAAGAGGTGCACAATTAAATTATAAGTTAGTAAAGAATAGTAGAGAACCTCTCGTACTCATTAGAGGTACGGTAGTTTTTTATGAAGACATGAGTGGATATAATACTAAAAAAATATTTGGTGGTGATACATTACCTACGAGATATATGTTCAAGGGTAATGATAAGGTAGTTATTATGAGTGGTGTTGAGAAAAGTGTAGTATTTGTTGCACAACCACAGAAACTATGTGCGGAAGTAAATTGTGTAACATCTCTTTGGAGTGCTGATCATGAAGGACCTAATGAAAGAGGTACTCAAAAATGGGGACAACAGTGGGTCGTGAAGGATGGCATTGCATACGAACAAGAATCAGGTATCTTTAACTTGATGTATCATTGGGATAAATCACAGTTCTCTAAGTTCACCAAGACTATTGCAGCAAAGTATGAAACTGTATTTGCTGGTAATAACTTCCCAGATATGGTAGAGATATTAGAAAAGAATGGAGAGCAAACAGACCATATAATTAAGTATATTGACTGTGCACTCAATGATGATTGGGATGGAATTAAAGGAGCAAAAGAAGTTTTCCTTGACAATTTAAAGGACACTGTTATAAAATAACTTTGCTATATAATATTGAATAATATATTATCATGGCAGAAGTAAAAGAAAAACCTAAAGGTCCTCTTGGTAAACTCAAAGAAGCAGTTGATGATAAAGAGGAGCAACTAGTCTACCTAGCAACACTAATAAGAGTGGTAGTACTTGTGTGGTCCGCAGGAATCTTGACGTTAAATTACGTTAAAATACCAGGTTATGAACAAGGAGATAAGATAGATCCAACCTTTATAGCTTCGGTCTTCACAGGAACTTTAGCTACTTTTGGCGTGGCCGCTGGAGGTAAGAAAAAGAATGCTGCTGAGGGTGGTAGTGCAAACATATCTAAAAAAGATATGGAGTTCTTGATTGCTAAAGCATCAGAGACTGCACCTGCTCAAACCATAAGGATTGAATCTGGTCCTGTTAAAATTGTCCCTGACACAAAGTAAACATTATGCAAAAAATTATTAATGCAATCGCAATATCGTCTGGTGTTGTATCTCTTGCCCTTATTGCTGGTGGGGTGGGTGTATATCTCAACCGAGGAAAAATTATTGATAACGTCAAGTCTCAAGTCATGGAGCAAGTCTCTGGTGCACTTGGTGGAGCACTTGGTTCAGCGGTTCCAGACGTAACAGGTCCTGTAACTGAGAGTCCAATAGAATTACCTACATTCCCATGATAGGTAAGGAAACACCTGAGATCAAGTATGATCGAGCACTGACTCTATTCCAAGAATCAGTATTAGAACCCAATCATCAGTTGAGAGGTTGTGCACACAACCAAGGATGCTATGATGAGTTGATGGAAATTAGACAGCATGTTTTAGATTATCTAAAGACACTAAGAGAAGTCACACATCATACATATGCAGATGAGAGTGATGAAATAGAGACAGCAAAATTAATTGCAGCTAAAGATAAGATCGCTATTGAATCAAAACCATATACTAAATGGAGATAAGTTGAAAAAAAAATTTGGGTAATTTTTTTCACGTAAGGTTTTTTATCAATGACTATCCCTTTTATAAAAATAAATGATATAAATGTGAGGAACTTAAATGTACCTCACATTCATACATTTAGTTACGATCTACCAACTCCTGTAGCACCAGGTCATCCTAGTATTACTGAGTATATTGGTAGACCTATCGTAGATATACCAGGTTGTGTAGAAGCACATCCTAACGATAGGAACGCACAGAATTTACCAGAAGATGATCCATCAAAGGTTGA